ATCGCCGTCGCGTTGGTATCCAGCGTTTTCTTGACGATCCCATCTGTTCCGCCGATGCGCGTCCCATCGAGATCAACATCGAGCGAAAGTAGCCGCGAAGAGGCATCCGCGTAAAAACTACCCACACAGGCGATCAGGACGCGACCTGTGGTGAGCGTGAGCGTGTTTGCGAGGTTTGTGCTATCTATTGCTGCCCAGCCCGTCGCAGTTGCGATGCTGTAGACGCCGCCGTTGTTGCGAGCGATCACCCCAGCAGGTCGTCCCGTATGCAGGTAGTTTAGATTGTCACGCAGGTAGGTATTGTGCGCGGTGGCGCTGAGAACGTCGCCAGCGGCGATGGTATTTGGTGCTGTCCATGCCATGTTGCTTTCTCCTAAATCGTAAAGCGGGCGGTGGTGTCGTACTTTCCATATGTCGCATCGTCATAGACGCCATAGGTTTCGTCGTCTAAACGGAAAACACGCGCTTGGACAGTCACTTTGTCCATCATGCTGATGGTAATATCCAAGCCAACGATCAGATATTTTTTATCCGTCATGCCAAGAGCGCTATCGGTGATCTTCAATACGTCACCGATTTCAAGGCTCAGCAGTGAAAATAATCCGATTTTTATCTGCTTGTCGAAGTCAACCTTTTTGACTCTGAATGCGGGAAGCCGATAACGGGATAGCAGGTAGTTCGCCAGCGATTCGGCAAGCTGCGCAGAGGTCGGCAGGGGCAAGGCGTAGGAAAGAAGGCGGCGACCATAGATTGCCACGCTACTTGCGTTTTCGCGCACGATCTCAACCGGATCGTAGGCAACAATGATTTGGTGTGCGCGAATTTGGAACGTGCGGAGGAACAGGCTGCCTGTTGTGCGGGTCTGGGCATCTACTTCGATACCACTACCCTTCGCCACGACACCAAATGAGAGATGCCCATTGAGGGTATAGTCGAAACCCGATCCAGAGGGGGTATCGAATGCTGTGTAGTCTGTCGCGGGTGCGGGCGGCAGCACAAGTTCATCCGCGCCGCTGATCTTTCCCGTACCGGGATCGACATATTTCAGGCTAATCGTCGTCACGTAGTCCGAGCGAGCATCCGTAGGATTTGAACGGAGCTTGTTCGCGCCGGGTTCGCCGGATTGTTCAGCATCCTTGCGGGGACGAACCTCCACAACGGAATTTGCCCGTGCCACCACGCCAGAGGCGAGGGTTTGGCGGGGCGTAGCCGTAATCCTGACAGCATTATAAAGGTCTTCAGTGTCGCCCTCGGCGTAAGGCTCGCCAGACAAAATTAGCGCGATAGACGCTGCGGGGCGCGTGAATTGCCAATCTCGATTTTTGAAGATGATCGTTCCCGATTTTGATAGCCACAGCGCACCGATTTCGCTGTTGACTATATCGCCAAGCGCGGACATGGCGTTCGTGCTTTCCCATGAATCTCCTGCAATTGCAAAGGTCTCTTTGCCTGTGTCTGTGGTGATAAGCCCGGTGGGGTAGTCAGTACCACCGGAAAGGGTTGCTCCGGTAACGGATATCGCGGTGCTAGATTTGCTGATGGTCTCGCTATTGCCTGCCGCGCCACGCAGCTTTGCGGTGATCATTACGCCAATAGACATTGTGCGTGCGGCGTAACGGACGGTGATCTCGGCGGCGGTGAGGGGACGATCCCAGAGAAGGCATTCGTCAAGGTATCCCGCGAATGTTTCGTCTATCTTCATAAAGGTTGATTGCGCCGTCATTCCGGCACTTGACGCCGTGCCGATCAATGTCCCATTGACGTAGAACGAGACCGTTTGCGTCTTGTAGTCGTAACTCATGACGGTATGCGCCCACGTCCCCACGCTGATCACGCCGCCTGCGCTACCGACAATGCCGCCTTCGATGCCCGCGTTTACCTCCCCGCTTGTTCCGGTTTGGAGGTATGCCTGCTGCCCCGTTCCCGTACCGAAGTAAAAGAACCAAGCAAGCATCACCGAGGCGAGCGAGGTCGGCTTTAACCACAATTCAACGGAAAATGAGCGACTAGTGAGGTCTATGACGGGCATTTCGATTTTATCGTTGATGCCGTCATGCAGGATCGCCTTGTCGGGATCGCCGGACAGCGATCCTGTTTGATTGAGCGTAGAACCCGTGTACGTCGCCGCCCGTCCATTTTCGCCAATGTCCGCTGCCGACGTGCCGGAAGTCTCACCAAGCCGATACCAACGCAAGGGCGCGGCGCGGCGGGTGATCTCATAGTAGCTGTCGGAAACGGACGCTGTGACCGTTCGCGGACGGCTACTGGAGGAATCGTAAAGCGTGCCTGAGCCTTCCAAACCGTTGATAGCAGCGACTAAATTCCTGATCGTCTCATAGACCGTTGCGCCGATCAGGACATGGTTCGCGGTGCTGATCGCGGTTTTGAAGGTGTAGGTTAGACCCGCAACGGTTACAGTGTCGTTATTCGCTGGATTCGCGGTGAAGTCAAAGCGTCCAGTGGCGACGGGGGCGGAAAGTGCCTCGTTGACGACGTGGCGCACCAATTGATCGCTGCGCTGATCACGCATTACGGGCAGCCGAATTTCGTGACCTTGCAGCACCCCAAGCAGGTCTTCGCATAAGACCCGACAGGAGGGATTTGCTACTAGACCTGAGGCGGGGGTGAACGATTTTGTGTACCCCCGGAACAGGGTATGAGTTGCGCCGAGGTGTGTGGCGCTGACGCGGACGGGGAGGCGGGTCCAGCCGGAGGCGGCGTAAGGGCTGCTAGGGTTAGCCGGACTGAAGCGCCGATCTGAATTCAAGAGGGTGAATTCGCATGAGCCTACATTCGCAATCCGCGCCGTTAGAAGGTCGTCCATGCCGAGGCTGATGCGCACGCCGTCACGCATCAAATATGCTGAAACATCGTCGTAGCCGGAGAATGCGCCATCCCGATCCCAGTCAATCTCGACTGTGTAGGTGATCTGTTGAGGGGGCATCAGAAGTCCCTCGCATTGACGGCACGGCGCTCTTTCAGGATGGTTTCGTAAATGACCTTGCCATCAAGATGAAGCTGGACAACCGTCTTTCCGCCCCCGCTGCGCGGCATGGCGTGATTGGGGACGATCCCCCCGCCGCTGCGGGGGATGAACAATTCGGGTCCCTGCTCGCCGACAATGTAGGGTCTGCCCGCGAAAACGGGACCGCCGGAGGCACGCCCTTGCAGTTTGGCGAGGTTTCCCATCTCGTTGCGATCTCCTGCACCGTAGCCGGAGGTGTCTTTGCCAAACATATCCGTGCCGTCAGCGAGGATGCCCGATGCACCGATCAACTTCGTACCCATGCCATAGAGATGCGAAAACATGCCACCAGCTTCGCTGACTTTCATCAGCACCTCGCCAATGAATTTGATCGCCGCCCGAAAGGGGTAGGTGATGATCGTGATCAGAGCGGTGAACGCCTGACCAATCTTGTCCGCGATTTCTCGCCCGATGTTGATCAGCCCGCTGAAGATGCCTGTCGCTGCTGCTACCGCTCGCCCAATCACGCTTTCCTCGCCAACGAAAAGCCCGAAAACGATTTTCCCTATAACGCCTTCCGCTCCGAAAACGTCATTCCAAAGTTTTGCGAGGCTGCCCTCTACCGTTGGATCAGGACTGAGGAGGATGGCAAATGCACCGCGCACCTTCTCGCCAATTGTCGAGAGGATTGTGCCGAGGTTGTCGGGAATGGATGACCACGCGGCAAGCCCTTCGCGCACATTGACGCCAAGAATGCCCCCGATCTTTTCAGCCGCGCCCATTGGGATTGCCCCAATGCCATCTGCGAGTGATTTTATGCCCACGCCAATTTTGCTGAGATCGCCCGAACCGACCCCTTCGACTATGCCGCCTAACCCATCACGAACCCCGTCGAGTGTCGCTTTGATGGCGTCGCCGCCTGCCAGTACCGCAATGCCAGCCAGCAGCATCAGCGGCGATGTGAGTAATGCCAACGCCTTACCCGCAGCGGCGGCGACGCCTGACAGCACGGGAATGACTAGAACTAAAGCGCCAATGCCGATAGCGACCTTTGTGATGGTGTCGGCAAGTTCTGGATTGGTGGTAGCCCAATCACCAAACTGACCAATTAATTTAGACAAACCTTCGACAACCGGAGCGATAAAATCAACAATGCGGCTGAAGATGGGCAAGAGGGCTGTTCCGATTTGCAAAACGACTCCCTCGATTCGATTGCGGAGGATGTCAAATTTAGCGGCGGGCGAGTCAAGCTGGAGTTCGCGGGCGGTGGCTGTAGCGCCCGCCAGACCCTCATCAAAGAGTGTGAAGAATTCTAATGACGATGGATCAAGCAATGCCAACGCACCTTGAAGCGCCTCGGTGCTGCCCAACATTTTCGCCATTTCGTCGGTGCTACCACCCACCGCCTCGTTTAATTTTCGCAACGCGCCTGCCAAGCCCTCTTGCTTGAGCAATGCCGAGCCACTCTCTACGCCAACGCTTTTCAGCGCGGCAGTAAGTTTTGTGTTGGGGTTCAACAGAGCAGTGACGGCAGCCTGAAGGCGTGTAGCGGACTGAGACGCTGTAGCACCCTTTTTCGTGAGAAGCGCCATTGATGCGCCGAATTCGGAGATGCTGATACCCGCAGCGTTCATCGTTCCGCCAACGGGGGACATGGCGGCAACAAATTCATCCATCGAGCCGACGCCTAGTCCGACAGCACGACTAAAAACATCGCTGACCATGCTCGCTTTTTCGGAGGCAAAGCCGTAGGCGTTCATGATTGAGATCATGCCCTTTGTCGCGCCACTTAGATCAGCCTGACCTGCTTCGGCAAGCTGCATCGACGCGGTAAGGATTGCCATGTGCTTAGAGGCATCAGTAACACCACTAGCAATGTCGTAAAACGCTTCGACAGTGGCGGTTGCACCAAGAGTCGAGGATGACCCCATAGCGAGAAGCTCGCCGCGCAGCGTGCTGATTTCAGCTTTCGTAGCTCCGGTCACGCTGCGGATGTTTGCCATTTGACGATCAATGTCTAATGCGCCGCTGATCGCCAAGCCTGCGGAGAGGGTGACGCCCAACCCAGCAAACATACTCCCAATGCCGGACGTGACGTTTTTTGCCTTACCGGAGAGACTGTCTAGCCCTTTCTCGGCTTTTTTCAGTCCCCCCGTCATGCCGTCCTTCAGATCGAGATCGGCGAAAAGAGAGGCGATTTTGGTAGCCATGTTTGGTTATCGTACCTCCCTATTCGTCTGCCCCATCGGTTTCGTTTCCGGGGCTTTTTGCCCGCTGCTCAGCGTCGTGAATGGCGAGGATAGTGAGCAAAGTGCCATAGTCCTCGCCCGCCAATGCGGAGGGAAGCGCCCCCAACAACAGAGCGGTTTTTGCCTCAAAGATCGCCCACTCCTCATCAGGGGAGAAGTCAACATCGCCCCCCGCGCAGGCAACAAACCACCAGGTGTTTAGCTGCTCGGCTCTTTTTTTTCCTCTGCACCGGAGACGAGATTGATTAATTCAATCATCGCTTCGCGGGTGAGGTAGTCAAAAGCGTTCGGTTCGGCGAAATTCAATGAAGGCGGCGCATCGTCCATGAGCCATGAGCGGGGTATGCTGACGATCACTTCCGCAAGAATCGTTTGGATTTTTTCCCAAACGGCTAGGAATTCTGCGGCTGTTTTTGCTGCTTGTCGCTCATAGTCGAGCGCCCCGATCTGCTTGACGACACGCCACGAAACGCGCTTGAGGATAGGTTTTTCGGCAGACATTAGAAGATAGCCCCTTCATCCATATCATTCGTCGGCGCAGCTGCCCCGGATGCGGAAACAGCGAGAACCGTCATTGTCCGGCGCTTATCCTGCTTTTTATTAAGCGACGTGATGATGATCTGCTGCGTGTGCCGAGGTTTGCCAGATACATTCCCTTCTGGACCCCAATCCATGACGGGCATTGCCCCACGCTTGATCTTTGCAAGGAGTGTCCCTACCGAGCCGACCTCGTACACGAAGTTCAAGGTGATCTTCGTTGTGTTGATGCCAGCCTGTAGTACCTCATGCGTGACGTTGCCCGCAGTCACGTCCTCTGATTCATTGTCCGCTGTGATGTCGATGTCTTGGCAGTACGCCGACACATCGACACCATCGAGCGTCAGATAGCTGATTCCTGCCTTCAAACGTGCCATTGATGATCATCCTTTCGGATACAGATAGAAGCGATACATTGCGCCATTCAACCAAATTGGACGGGTCTGATCGACCTGCTGGATTGAGATCACACCTTCCTCGGCAACAGAGATGATTTCCCACTCATTCGATAGCATGAGTGCTGGATGCGCATCCTGTGTGCCAGAGTCGGCAAGCAATTCCGAGATGCGAGCCGCTCCTGTTTGAGACAGAAAGAATGAATCCGCGATGCACAAGACATCAATCAGCAGTTCGTAGCCATTCCCTGCACGCAATTCATGCTCTTGCCCGCCAGAGGAATAGCCGTAGACCACAAACGGATCGGCATTTCTCTTGCCAGATGAGGATTGTGCTTGCTCCAGAAAGACCCGCCCGCCCCATAATTCGACGGATAATTCCGTGAGCCGAGAACGAATAGCGCGATAGCACGCTGACAACGCTGATTCAGCCATTGAACACCGTCTTGTTCAAACGAGAGCGAAGAAATTCTGCCAAGCGTCCACCCGCCCACGATTCAAAGACCGGACGGACAAAGGGGCGCTTGCTGATCCGCGCTGTACCTACCTCTAGGAAAATGCCGTAGTCCACACCGTCCATAATCCGGTAGCGCAGGACGTTGATTTTTTTCCAGCGCATAGACGCCCTCAGTTGCCCGGTGTCCACATTGGGAGGATTGTCGGGCTGAGAGGCAGTGTGCATGATGCTGCCCCGCTTATAGGAGCGTCCGGGCGGTGATGTTCCGAACGATAGTTGAATGTCATTCGTCATTTCTTGAGCAACCGCTGCCAGTGCTGCGTCAGCCTCTTTGCCCAGATTTTTGATAAGCTGCTGGAGTTGGCGTTTGTCTACCTTGATTGCCATTCAACTTGCCTCCTCGCCACGATAACGAATGATCAAGACCTGAATGTCCAGAGCGTCGGTTCGACTCTGCCGAATTTCCGATACTGAGTATACGTCGCCATAAAGAACGACCCTATCCCCGATCTGAATGTCGGTATCCACAGGTAGGATTAACCGAATCAATTCAGGATAAACAAGCTGCTTACCATGTTCGGCGGGCATGTATTTTGTGCTGCCATCGGTGATCAGGCGACACGGACACTCTGTGCGCACCGCTGCCCACGTCGCCACCTGCGCACCGTAGCTATCGGCAACCATTGTCCGACGTTCTATCGCGCAGGTGTCTGTAAGAATGCCTTCTAGCATTTTGCGGATCGCGTTCAGCGTTGACGAGTGGAGCATTTTTATGCCTTTGCCACGCCCGAATTATGGATTTTGACGGAGATGATCGCAGCCGTGACGCCAATCCCAATTTTGGCGATGTATTCGCCCGAAAGAAGATCGGCGATAGGGCAGATGCCGCCCGTTCCCGCGCTGACGCAATAGATCGTCCCCACTGCCACCGTACCGCCGATGGTGATGTTCCCAGAGGTGAGAACAGTGAGTGGCTGACCCGACGAAGCGCCATGCAGCGCGATTCCGTCACAGCGCCCTGTGCCTGAGGCGTTCGCATCGGACAGCTTATAGCGGCTGTCAGACGTGTCCAGATAGACGGATTGACCAGCCGTGATGGTAGCGCCAGCCGTTCCGGTGATCGTGGTTGAATCTGTTGCCTTCGCCACATTTGCGGCGGTGATCGTGATGTCTGACATTATTCCTCCTACGCTATCGTCACGTTGATTTTGGAGACGACGTACCAAATCGCGTTGTACGCCACGAGGACCAGATTATCGCCCACCGCGCCGCCGAATGTCGCCACATCGCCGGACGCGCCCGCGCCCCCAAAGCCCGGACTAGCGTTCGTGACGGTGTGCGCGTGAGCGGTGGTCGCCATGACGATCAACACCTTTCCATCGTCTGTACCAGCCGTCGGCGCGGCGATGGTCAAGACAGCGACGCCAGCTTTTGTGATCAACACTACACCCGCCTTCAGCGCAATTGCGCCGTCAGCGGAGGCAAGTGCCGTCGTGTTTTTGACACCACCCGTCACGTTGCCCGTCAAGTCACCCGTCACGTTGCCCGTCACGTT